CTGAATTTCCGTAAAAACTCCCAAAACCAAGTTTTCCGAAAGGAGGGAGCTCATGCCGAGACCGAGCAAACCACTCGCCCTGGTAGAGGGACACCGCACGAAAGCGGAAATTAAGGCCCGCGCCGAAGCGGAAAGCTCCCTCGCCACCGGCGAAGCGTGGAAGGAATGGCCGGAGGTGAAAAGCAATCCGGTCGCCCACAATCTGTTCAAAAGGCTGACGAAACTGTTTCAGAAAATCGAGAAAAACGACGCCCTTTCGGAGCCGATCATCAACCGTTACTGCCTGCTTCAGGCGGAGTGCGCGGTCTTTGAGGAGGATGCGAAACGCCTGCGAGGCCGCCTGGATGAACTGGAGGATCGCAAGGATGAGCTGGAGTTCGCAGAGTATATGAATCTGGCGGTAGCGATCCAAAAGCAGATCATCTCGAACGATTCCAATCTTCAGAAGCGGCGGAAAATGCTCCTGGACATCGAGCGCGAAACCTGCATGACGCTGAAGGCCCAGCTGGCCTCGATACCGAAAAAGCCGCAGGAGCAGCCTGTGGCCAATAAGTTCTCGAAGTTCAAGGTAGTTCAATGACGGATCGCTGCACCGAGTACGCCCGGGCGGTGGTGGAAGGCAGAGTGGGCCGCCGGGTCGGCGAGCTGGAGGTCCTCGCGGCGCAGCGTCATCTTCGTGATCTCGAACGGCAGAACACGCCAGAGTTCCCGTATTATTACGACCCCGAGAAGGCCGCGGATATTATCGAGTACGCCGAAACCCTGACCATTGAAGAAGGGTTTGAGCGCAAACCCGTCCGGCAGCTGGGTTTTCAGGACTTTATACTGGGCTCACTTTTCGGCTGGCGGAATGCCGACGGTTATCGGCGGTTCCGCCTTTCGTATATCGAGGTGGCCCGCCAGAACGGCAAGTCCTTTCTGAACGGCATCACCGGCACGTATATCGGCAACTTTGCGGGGTACCGGAAAGGCCAGCTTTACCTTGTGGCCACGAAGCAGGACCAGGCGCGGGTTGTGTACGACTCCATGAAGCAGTTCATCGAGGCGGACCCGGACCTTATGGAGCTCTTTGACATCAAGGACTACCGCTCGGAGATCATCTGTAAGCTGACGGACTGCCGCATTCGTGCGCTCTCCCGCGACACGAAGCGGATTGACGGTTTTCGACCGATTTTCGGCTCCGTGGACGAATACCACGCCCATGAGACCAACCAGATGTACAAGCTGCTCGAAGGCGGCACGGGCAACCTGCCCGAGACGCTCATCAGCATCATCACCACTGCGGGCTTCGATTTGAACAGCCCTTGCTACGAGATGCATCGCATCGGAGAGCAGATACTGCGCGGGACATTTTGCAAGGAAACCCAGTTCGTCATGATTTTTTCTTTAGACAAGGATGACGACCTCTGGGACCCGCTCAACTGGGCAAAAGCCAATCCGCTGATCTGCGCGACGCCGGAGGGTATCGAGCGCATGAAGGACGTCGCGGAAACGGCGAGGCGCGCCGGCGGCAACGAGCTGCGAGACTTCCTTACGAAGCGCTTAAACATATGGGTCCAGGGCGGCGAGAACCGCTTTGTCAGTGAGGAAGACGTCATCCGCTGCAAGAGCAAACGGACACTTGCGAATTTCGATGGGTCTCCGTGCTATATCGGTATCGACTTGTCCAGCGGCGGCGACCTGACCACGATCAGCATCGAGATCCCGTTTATGGAGGGAAACCGGCAGAAGTACTATTTCTGGTCGCACTCCTTCATGCCCCGCGGGCGGATGATGGAGCACATCAAGACGGATACCGCGCCGTATGACATATGGGAAAAGGACGGTTTAATCACCGTCACCGGCGGCGTGGGCGATTACAAAAACGATTATGGGTTCATCATCAAGGTTCTACGCGAAACCATTGAACAGTACAACCTGATTCCCCAGGGAATTGGGTACGACCCGCACAATGCGGACGGGTTCCTGGCAGACCTTGAGACCTTCGGCTGTCCGGTAACCGCGATTACACAGTCTGCCCGAAACCTTAACGACGCGACACAGGACCTCCAGCTGCTGATCAGGCAGGGCGATGTTGAGTTCGATGAGAATAACGCGCTGCTTGTCTGGTCGCTTGTGAACGCCAATGTGGTGGCGAACAGCTTCGGCGAAATCAAGATTGACAAGGAGCCGGGCAAGCGTACCCGCCGCATCGACCCGGTGGACGCTGCCATCGACGCGCACGTGCTCTGCATGAAGCAAAAGAAGGCTAGAAACCTGGATGACATCGCGGAAGATTATTTCAGGCTCATGGGTTGGGAGGATGATGACGTATGAGTGCAATCAAAAACGCCTGGCAGTGGGTGAAGCGTGCCTTTACCGGCAAGTCTGCTTCGGCATTGGACAGCTGGCGGGAACTGGCGGAGTTCCTAGGCATCGGCGACGTGCCAAAGAAGGCCCTTTCTGAAGCAACGTATTTTGCGTGTTTGAAGGTGCTGAGCGAGAGCATTGGTAAGATGCCTCTCAAACTATTGCAGCATAAGCCCGGCGTGGGTGTCGTTAAGCGGTATTCGCATCCGCTTTATCATCTGGTGGGCACGCGCCCCAACCCCTACATGACGGCGACGCATTTCTGGTCCACGGTGGAATACAACCGCAACCATTACGGCAATGCATACGTCTGGATTCAGGGGTCCGGGACGCAAACCAGACTTTGGATCCTGCCTTCCAACACCGTGCAGGTATGGGTGGACGATAGAGGCCTTTGGGGTACGAAGAATGCCGTCTGGTACCTGTATAGCAGCCCCAGCGGCGTGATGAAAATTCCGCATGACAGCATGCTGCATTTCAAAACGTCATCGTCCTTTGACGGTATCACCGGAAAGCCTGTGCGTGATATCCTGAAAGAGACTATCGAGGGCAATCTCACCGCCCAGCAGATGCTCAATAAGGCCTACAAGAGCAACTTTTCAGGTAAAGCGGTAGTCCAATACACCGGTGAGTTGTCGGATGAAAATGAGCGAAAGCTCATCAAGAAGATCAACGACTATATCAGCGGCAAGGAAGAAAAGAACATCATCCCCATGATGTCCGGCACCCAGCTGGTCCCTATTAATACTAAGCTTGCCGATAACGAGTTCCTCGGCCTGAAGAAGTACTCTGCGCTGCAGATTGCCGCGGCGTTCGGCATCAAGCCCAACCAGATCAACGATTACGAAAAAGCCAGCTACGCTTCGGCGGAAGCCCAGCAGCTGGCTTTTTACGTGGATACACTCCTGTACATCATTAAGCAGTACGAGGAAGAGATTACCCACAAGCTGCTGACGGAGGCCGAGATTCGTTCCGGTTGCTACTTCAAGTTCAATGTAAGCGCAATTCTGAGGGCGGATCAAAAAACTCAGATTGAGACCTTGCGAGCTGCCGTTCAGGCAGGCATTTACACGCCGAACGAGGCGCGGGAGTATCTGGACAAAGAGGGACTGCCATACGCCGATAGGTTGTTTTTGAACGGTAGTATGGTGCCCATCGAGATGGCAGGAGCTGCCTACCGGAAGGGGGGTGAGAAGGATGAAAAACGAAATGAGGAGTAACGTGATCCAGAAAGCAGCGCAAGTCACCGGCGCTGCTGTAACCGAGCAGGATCTGGCGAAGATCAATGAGCTTTCCATCCGGGAACTGACCGCCGATGAGGTTTTCGTTTTCCGTGTGGCGATGTGCGACAACGAGATCGACCGCGTTTTTGAGGTTTTCCCAACTAAAACGCTGCGAGAACTAGCCAAGCTTTACAAAGGCAAAACCGTCATCGCGGACCACGCATGGAAGTCAGAGAATCAGGTGGCGCGGATCTTCGATACGGAGGTTGTCGAGGAGCCGGGCAGGAATACCGGGAACGGCGAAACCTACGCCCAGCTGGTGGCGCGGTGCTACATGCTTCGGACAGAAAGCAACAAGGACCTCATCGCAGAGATTGAGGCGGGCATCAAGAAAGAGGTCTCCGTTGGCTGCTCCATCAAATCCGTGGTGTGCTCCATCTGCGGCGCGGACAATCGTCAGGTGCTCTGCCGGCATGTTAATGGGCGTGAGTACGACGGGAAGCTCTGCTACTTCAAGCTGCTGGGTGCCGGCGATGCTTACGAGATTTCGTTCGTCGCGGTTCCGGCCCAGCGCGAGGCCGGGGTGATCAAGTCCTACGGTGGCGTAGCCCAAGAAGACGAGCCCGCCGCGGACCTGACCACGGGCAAGCAGATACACCAAGAACCGGAGCTCGAACCGGACGATGGTTCGAGCGAAAAAACTACCACCGAGGCGGACGTGAGAATCAAAATCGCGCACGCTTTTTTGTTTACTCATAAACACAAGGAGGAAATCAAGGAATGAACAAGGAAATGCGAGACATTCTGGTCGAGATCGAGGCCAAGACCAAAGAAGCCAAGAAGGCTTTCGCGGCCGGCGAGACCGATAAGGCAGCCGGACTCATGAACGAGGTGGAAGACCTTCAGAAGCGGTACGAGTTGGCAGAGCTGATTTTCCGCGCCGAGCAGAAGATTGCCGGTGATCCGGAACAGGGCAAGACGCAGCCGGAAACGGGACCAGAGGTGGACAGCGTGAAAGCCTTCGCCGACGCGGCCCGGAACCGGTTTAAGACGATGTCTTCCGGTTCCGCCTCCGACGGCGGCTACACCGTGCCGCAGGACATTCAGACCCGCATCAATCAGTACCGCGATGCGCAGTTTAACCTGCGCCAGCTGGTCCGCGTTGAGCGTGTCACCGCCCCCACCGGCAGCAGGGTGTTCCAGGTCAAGGGCACTCAGGCGGCGTGGTCTGTCATCGGCGAAGGCACCGCGATCGGCGTCAAGAACACGCCTACCTTCGAAACGAGGACCTATGCCATCAAGAAGTACGGCGGCATCTTCCCCGTCACCAACGAACTTCTGGCGGACTCTGACGCCAACATCACCAACACTCTCACCAGCTGGATCGGCGACGGCTCCCGCGTCACCGGCAATAACCTGATCCTCTCTGCCATCGCCACGAAAGCCCAGACGGATCTCGAAGATCTCGACGGCATCAAGGCAGCGCTCATCAAGACCCTCGGTCAGGCGTACATCAACACTTCGGTGATCGTTACCAATGACGACGGACTGCTGTACCTCGACACTCTGAAGGACGAGCAGGGCCGCTACCTGCTCAGTCCGGATCCCACCAACCCCATGAACCTGTGGCTGGCTGTGGGCGCTCTGAGGATTCCCATCAAGGCGGTTCCCAATGGCACGCTGGCGACCACCGACGGCAAGGTGCCGTTCATCATCGGCGACCTCAACGAAGGCATCTGGTTCTTCGACAGGAACGAGACCACCATCATGGCCAGCAACATTGCCACCGTTGGCTCCGGCGAAAACGTTCTCAACGCCTTTGAGCAGGATCTCACGCTGTTCCGCGCCCTGGAGAGGGAGGACGTTATTGTCCGCGATGCCAACGCATTCGTGTACGGCTACATCACCGTGGGCACCTGATAACGACAGGAGGGCGCTATGCTGGACGCGATCAAGCGCGCTCTGGGCATCCGGTCAGACTACTTTGATGAGGAGCTGACAATGCTCATCGAGGCGGGGAAGAAGGACCTCCAGCTCGCCGGCGTGAAGCGTCTCAAGGACGATGATCCTCTAATCATCCAGGCTGTGGCGTGCTACTGCCAGGCAAACCGGGGCACGGACGCGGAGAACCGTGCCCGGTTTGTTGAGCTGTATAAACTGCAGAAGCGCAACCTCATGAGGGCAGGTGAGTACTGTGACCTTGAATGACGTGGCGACGTTGATCCGGCCGAGCAAAAGGAGCGTCGACGCCGACGGGTACGACGTCATCGAAGAGGAGCGTACCGTTGTCCCTGTGGAAGTCCGGTCGGTGACCAGGGCGGAGTTCTACGAAGCCATGAAGGCGGGGGTCTCTTTGACCACCGCCTTCATTATGTGGGCGTGCGACTATGCCGGACAGCCCTATATTGAGCACGACGGCGTGCTGTACAAGGTGGAGCGGGCCTATTCTGGACGGCGCTCGAAAAACGCGGCGCGTGGCGCCGTG